ATTTGGAGACTTCATGGCATGGATTGATAACTACAATGGTTACATAGCAAATGCTTGGCAAGAGAAAACAAACAGTCGGGTAGATGAAGATGAAGCTGATATTGTAGATAACTTAGTGGACATAGATGAAGAGGAAGTAGCTTAATGAAACATCCTGCTGAACTGGCTGTCCATCAGTATATGGAAGATGCTGTTAAAGGTACATCTTCTATGTCTGAGGATACAATAAATCAAGTTGCGAAAGATATACAAGAAGCTTTGCATCGTCAGTTTGGTGGACTAAAAAACAGAAGCGACTTTAAACTTCGTATGTCTAATGTGGGTAGAGCGACATGCCAACTTTGGTATGATAAAAACAAACCCGAAGTTGGTGTGCCTCTTCCTACCACATTTGTAATGAACATGATGATTGGAGACATCGTTGAAGCTGTCTTCAAAGGCTTATTAAAAGAAGCTGGTATTAAGTATGAGGACTCAGATAGTGTTGTATTAGAACTAGGTAATGCATCTATTAGTGGTACATATGATATTGTAATCGATGATGCAGTTGATGATATTAAGTCAGCATCCAACTGGTCTTATACAAATAAGTTTGAATCTTTTAACACTCTGAAAGAGAGTGACGCTTTTGGATATATTGCACAGCTTGCAGGATATGCAAAGGCATCTGGTAAACGTGCAGGTGGTTGGTGGGTTGTTAACAAAGCCACAGGAAACTTTAAATATGTACCTGCAGATGGCATTGATGTTGATACGGAAGTAAATAAGATAGAAGAGACTTGCAAAACAGTCGAAGAAAATGTATTCAAGCGTTGCTTTGAAGCTGAACCTGAAATGTTTAGAGGTAAACCTACAGGCAACAAAGTATTGAACACACATTGCGGATTCTGTTCTTATCGTTACGACTGTTGGTCTACTCTAAAAGAGTTACCTGCTGTTAAATCACAGGCACGTTCACCAAAAATTATTAACTATGTCGAACTAACAGAGGAGTATAGATAATGGAAGAGTTAGAACAGTTAGCTGAAGAAATAAAACTTAAAGAGGAAGAACTAAGAAACTTACGTAAGGAATATCAAGATAAACGAATGTCAGGTTTGCGTTCTGCTTTACAGGCTAGGCAAGAAGCTGACAAACTTATTCAAGAAGAGCTTCGTTCTATGGGTTACAAACAGTTTAATCCTATACCTCTAGGAAACTGGAGAAACTTTGGCTCATAACTTTAAACAGTTCCGTGCGGCACGTAAGTATGGGTATAGGAGTGGTTTAGAATACAAACTATCTGTATATCTCGATGAATTAAAAGTCAAATATGAGTATGAAAAACTCAAGATAGAGTGGGAAGATTTAGCTTATCGTACCTATACACCAGACTTCGTGTTAAGCAACGGTATAATTATTGAGACAAAGGGGATGTTTACTGCGTCAGATAGACGCAAGCATCTTGCAATACAGAAGCAACATCCCCATCTTGATATTAGATTTGTATTTGAAAACAGTAGACGTAAGCTACGTAAGGGTGCTAAGTCTACTTATGCTGAGTGGTGTATACGATATGAGTTTAGATACTATGATAGAATAATTCCAGAAGATTGGCTTAAAGAAAAAGGAAAGAATAAACATGCTAAGTTCATTAAGTTTTCTGGAACAAAAGTAAAAAGGAAATATAAATGACAATAGAAAACATATCAAAATGTTTGCGTGATGAAGACTTTAATATAAATATTAGACCTACTATATTAAAAAATGGTAAGTGGGCAGGTGATATTCAATTGACTATAATGGTATCAGGAAACAATCCTTTGGATGACGATGACTATGGTAGCATAATGCATTTTGCTAAAATGATATGCGCTTCTGTTCCTATCATGGAGTTCTCCTCAGAGCTAAGAGAACTAGCACATGACTACGTGATGGATGAAGAAGACAATGTAATTGATTTTAAACCAGATGATAGAGGTAAAGTTCTTGACAGAAAAGATAATGTTGTTACTATATCATTCGGAACAAAGACTAAAGGAAGTGCATAATGAGTGACCAGATAAGACATGAGGAGTATATGAAACAAGCTATGGAACAATCAGATGTAATTACAAATCCTAAACACTATGAGCGTTATGCTATTGAACCTGTATCATTTATAATGCATAACGAGTTACCTTTTTGGATGGGTAATGTTGTTAAGTATATAATGAGAGCAGGATACAAAACTGATACAGATGAAATAACTGATTTAGAAAAAGCAAAAAGATATATTGATATGCGTATCAATCAGCTAGAGGGGCGAGAGCCAAATGAGAGTTAAAGTATTCATTACAATAGATGTAGACCCAGAAGAATATCCTGTTCCTGCTGATGAAAATGTAGCAGAAGAGATAGAAGAGGGTATACGTGAATACTTTTATGATGTAGGTGGTACAACTATTAGAAATATAAAAACAATACAGGAGAACTAAATGAATAATTATCTACCCACAGATTATCAAAACTTTATAGCTCTGTCTCGCTACGCAAGATGGAAAGAAGATGAACAAAGACGTGAGACATGGGGTGAAACAGTCGCACGTTACTTTGATTATATGACAACACATTTAAAAAAGACATGTAACTATACACTTGAAGATTCACTACGTGAAGAATTAGAAGAAGCAGTTCTTGAACAACGTGTAATGCCTAGCATGAGAGCTTTAATGACATCAGGTCCTGCATTAGATAGATGTCATGTAGGTGGTTATAATTGCTCTTACGTGCCTGTAGATAGCCCTAGAGCATTTGATGAGACTATGTACATCCTAATGTGTGGAACAGGTGTAGGCTTTTCTGTAGAGCGTAGCAACATAGATAAATTACCCATAGTAAATGAACATTTTGAAAAGAGTGATACAGTTATTAAAGTTGGTGACAGCAGACCCGGGTGGGCAAGAGCGTTACGTGAGTTGATTGCTATGTTGTATGCAGGTCAGATACCTAAGTGGGATGTATCAGAGGTGCGTCCTGCAGGTGCAAGACTAAAAACATTTGGTGGCAGAGCATCAGGACCACAACCTTTAATAGAATTATTTAACTTCTGTATTGAGAAGTTTAAGGGTGCATCTGGACGCAGACTTTGGCCTATCGAAGCACACGATATAATGTGTAAGATAGGAGAAGTTGTTGTCGTAGGTGGTGTCAGACGTAGTGCATTGATTTCATTATCAAATCTTGGAGATGACCAGATGGCACATGCTAAGTCAGGTCAATGGTGGGAGAATGAAGGTCAACGTGCATTGGCTAATAATAGTGTGGCATATAAATTCAAACCAGAGATAGGCACATTCATGCGTGAGTGGGTATCTTTGTACGAGAGTAAGTCAGGTGAGCGTGGTATATTTAATCGTGCTTCTGCAATAAAGCAAGCAGAAAAGAATGGAAGACGTGATACGAAACATAATTTCGGATGTAATCCATGTAGTGAAATAATCTTACGTCCTTATCAGTTCTGTAATTTATCTGAGGTAGTAGCACGTGCATCTGATAACAAAGAATCACTTGCTTGGAAAGTTCAGATGGCTACTATACTTGGAACATTCCAATCTACCATGACAGATTTTAAGTATCTACGTAAAGTATGGCAGAGGAATACAGAAGAAGAAAGACTGCTTGGGGTATCTCTTACTGGTATTATGGATAATCAAATACTGTCAGGTAAGAGTAGCACATATGGTATGAATATAGGTTCTTTGTTAGAGGAACTTAGAGATGTAGCGGTAGAAACAAACAGAGTTTTTGCACAACATTTAGGTATAGCACAGTCTACTGCTATCACATGTGTCAAACCTAGTGGTACAGTCAGTCAATTAGTTGACAGTGCATCAGGCATACATGCCAGACATAATCCTTATTATGTACGCACCGTGCGTGGAGATAACAAAGACCCACTAACACAGTTCTTAATGTCTCAAGGTATACCTGCAGAACCAGATGTAATGAAGCCAGAAAGCACTACAGTGTTTAGCTTTCCAATGAAAGCACCATCTGGTGCAGTTACTCGTACAGAAATGACAGCCATAGAACAGCTTGAATTATGGTTGTTGTATCAACGTCACTGGTCAGAGCATAAACCTTCTGTTACTATCTCTGTTAAAGAACATGAGTGGATGGACGTTGGTGCA